AAATGTATCTATATTATTTGTTTCTGTTGATGCACCTTCTGTTGTCCATAATGTCCAACCTGTAAGTTTTTCATCTCTAACAGAATGAAATACAGCTATTGATCCTACGTTTGGATGTTCATCATTAGGTTCTGTTAATTGTTGTTCAAAACCAACAGTAGGTAATTGTGTGTTCAAAAAATAAGCATATTGTTCTGGTCTAAAATTACCACCTTTTAATACAGCTATTTGTTTTGGATTAGTTACTAAATGTTGTGCAAGTAATGATACCGAAGTTGATTTATAACCATCTTCCATATCTGAGTAAACAAACTCTCTAATTGATTTACCAGTTTTTTGTGCAAAGATTGCTGCTTGATCAAACATTAAAGGTGCAGCTCTATTGCATCCATATGGTGTTTGTTTTAATACAGTTACGTTACCAGGCGTAATAGAAAGATCATTTGCTTTTGGAATATAAAACTCACCACTATCTGTAAAAACTTGTAACTCTTTACCAGATACAAAATGTCTAACTTCATTAACTTCTGATCCTGCAACATCTATATTAATAGCATCTGTTGCTTCTCCTGTACCTACATCAAAGTTAAAATACTCTGCTGTTCTTGATGCAAATATTGCTGCAGGTTTAGATGCTATTCCACCAAACCATAATCTGTTTGCATGAAAAACAACTGCATGAGGATAACCTCTAGTGTCTGATATTAATTGTTCTTGCCAATCAGTATGTGGTCCATTACTTCCAATATCTTCTAAAATTGTAATAGTAGCAACAGTATCAGATGTCCTACCTGTTATTACACATTGTTTACCTTTAATTAATAAACGATTATTATGTGCTGCATGTATACTTGAATTAGGTGGATGAATAAAAAAAGCTGCACTTGCTGTTACAGTTCTATTTGTTCCAGCAGTGTTTGCTGATAATGTTAATGTAATACTACTATCTGCATATCTATAAAAAGGTAATAACTTTTTATTATCACTACCTTGTGTAATAGTTGTGTCTTCATCAAAATCAAAAAAAGAAACAGTAAATTGACTAGCTGATTCTCTAAATATTTTTACAGTTCTCCATTGATAATGAGATATAAAAATAGTATCTCCAAACTGTGCAAAAGTTAATTCCCATAATTGTCCTTGTGTCCAAGGTGTTGTGTTGGCACTACCTGTTACACCTTGTATAAGATTTCCATTTATATCATAAACAGCAAATGAATATTGTTGTAAAACTATAATAGCTATTTCATCACTAGAAAAAACAAAAGGAATTAATCTAGTTCTTTTAGATGGAAGTGTTGTTAAATATTCAGTACCTGGTCTTCTCATTATTCCACCTTCTGCTAACAATGAAAAATTTCTACATTGCTTTGCACCATTAGTGTAAGCAGGAATATCTATACGAGCATTTAATAAAGGATTAAGCTCACCTGCTGAAAAGTTTGTAAGGACTGTTTTTAGTTTTCTTGCCATTATACATCAGTTCTTGTAGAGTTTCTTAAGTTAATAAATCTTGATGTATCAAGTTTTTTAGTTGTAACTTCAGAAGCGTCTATGTTTTTAGATATTAAAAATTGTCTATCAGCTAAACTTTTATATTCTCTAATCATTCCAGAATCTCTAGCAATTGATGCAGCAAAGATAGATGCTAATTCATATTCTAAAGCTAATCTAAAATGTGGTGGAAAATATTCTTCTCCAACTTTATAAATGTAGTCTAAGATTAATGTACTGTTTGAACCATAAGAATTGACATAAATCATATCTTTATATCTTGTATAAGGTATTACAAAATCATTTACTGTTAATGTATTAATTTGTAACACACCAGGACTTGCAGGTAATTGATAAGCAAAATCATATCTTCCTGCTGGTGCTGCGTTTAATAATGATAATTGTTTTTGATTAGTTGCAAATTTCCATCTATGTCTTGTTAAAGATGATTCAGAAATATCATCATAAATATTAGATGCTACTAAAGCTTCTGTAGATCCATCACTAAAAGAAGATATAGGTTGCGCTCCTATCATTACTAATGCTCTTGCACATATATCTACTTTTGATGTTGCCATTATTTACGAAAATTTTTATTTCCTCTTAAAATTTTTAATTCAATGTCATTCATAGCTTTAATTTCTTTATTGCTAGCTTTTGCATTTCCTAAAGTTGCCATATTTCTAAGTCCATACATTTGTACTATAGAAGCGTCTTTTGCATCTGAATAAAAATTTTTTAAAGAATGTTTTGTGTTTTGAGATTTAGGTTTACTTTTTGTTACTTTGCCCATTTTATTTCCTTTGGTTTAAATTGTTGTATGAGGGCGAGAAAACTCGCCCCCAAAATTGTAGTGTATTATGCTAAGACAGCAGTTGTTATTGCTGCTGCACCAGTAGCTGATGTTACTACTAACATATCTACTGCGATTGTTCCACCTATACCAGATGTACAAATGATAATATCACCTTGTTTAACTTCATCTTTTGCAGCTAAGAAGTAATCAGAGTTATCGATAGTACCGATAGCATCTCCATCTATATAGAAGAATACTGAATTACCACCAGCCTCAGCAATCTTTTTGATTGGGTTGTCTGTTGCGTATGCCATATTATACTCCTATTATTCTGCACATTTTTGAACTCTAATACCATTAGTATCAATTAATGTACCACCTATGCTAAGCATAGAAGTAATTAAGTGAGAAACTTTTTCTGGTATGTAGTTCACTTCAGTTTTTACATCAGAACCTATTCCTAAGCCCAGAGATGATTTGTGGAAAGCCACAGTATGTCTATCAGTAGAACCAGAAGTTTCTAGTCCACTGTGTACAAACCATAAGAATCCTAACCATCTTTTTGCAGTCATTCCTCCAGCATATGGAAGCTCACCTTCGCCTACATATTCTACTCTAGAGAATTGATCTAATGCCAGTAGATCAGACCATTGTTTTGGTCCTACTACCCAGTATCTTTGATTATCATCTGGAAGGTCATTAGTATTAAAAAGTTCCATCATAGATGTTGCTTTTCCTAAGTTCATACCAGTACCTGTTCCTGATGAGTTGTTCGCAAGAGTCGTAGCTCCATTCATAATCCCAGTTAATACACTGTCAGTTTTTCTACCTAAAGCATATGCTGCAGATTGTGCAACTATTTGTCTTTCGTCAATGTTTACCTTTAACTCGTCTAGCTTGTCAACGTAATCAGCTGCATAGTAATCAGTTAAAGTTGCGCTCACGTTAGAGTGAGATAGATCCATTGCTACTACTTCGGCATGTCTTGCTTTAGTGTTAGCTGCACCTTTTGCAACCTTCTGAAACTTAACAGTGTTACCATTAACGCCATTCACAGTTCTTATAAGATTCTTTAATTTAGAACCCATTCTTTGATAAGCCATGTGAACTTCTGCTTCAAACTGAGTAATAAAGGCATTTGTTATTGATGTTGCCATTTTATTGTCCTTTGTTTGTTGTTAAGTTACGTTATTTCCGATTATCTTACAAATGCAGTGGTTTGTTATCCTTAAGGGCAAACATTAAACATTTTTAAGGTCTTACAATAAAAATAGATTTGTTTAATTATTTAAACAACGCACAATTACATCCATATTTTAGGAATAGTAATTACTTCACCAAATTCTATATTACCTTTTTTGTCATACGAGTATGTTCCAAATAATGTAATATATTTTTTAGTTTCTTTGTATATCCACATTTGACTAGATACAGCTTTTGCAGGTTCATGTTCATCCATATCAGATTTACTAATCCAACCTGTATCACTAATTGCATCTAGCCAATGCAAATCTTTTTTAAGTTTTTTATACTTAAATTTATTTTTTTGATTCGTATGCTTTTTCATACAACTCTGTTACACGTTTTATATAACTATCATCTCTTTTATTAGAATCATAATATCTAGGATCATTCATCATAGATTTTAAATCTACTAAATCTGGAGTTACAGATACTTGTGTTGGTGTTGTAGGCATAGGACTATCTTTTGTCATAGTCATAATTTCTTCTATTGCTTTAACTCCTTCAGCTGTTGATGCTATACTTGAAAAAGTATTATATGCTTCTGGTGATAAATTTTTTTTCGACCAAAGCTCAGCAGCTTCAACTCTTTCTTTAGATGAATCTCCTAACTTTTCCATTTCAGTATTAACATTTGGTAAAGTTGCCATTGCATTTGTTATAAAAACATTAACACCTTCATCAAATTGTTCTTGAGATAAACCATTTTTTTTAGCTGTATCTTTCCACCATTGTACTATTTCCATATCATCTGATACAGATACATCTACATTTTCTGGAAGTTCTGGAATATTGACTTTATATTCTTCTGGTGTTTTACCTAGTCTTTCTTGTTCTAAATCTTGTCTAACTTGTTTAGACAGATCTTCTGTTCTTGAGCCTAATTTTTTCTCAAGAGCATTATAACTTGAAGCTAAGTTTTCTAAATTAACTTCTTTTCTATCAGCATCCCAAAATTTATCTTGTACAAATTCTGGTTTATCGCTTACAGTTTGTTCTTGTGTTTCTGTGGCGATTGGTGCTGTTGCATTATCATCTACCATCTTGTTCTCCTTTTTTTATTCTTGTTTGTATTACAGCTGTTAAAAATCTCATTCCTTCTAAATGAAATAATTTATTACTGTCTATATTAGGACCAGCAACTGCTTCAGTTGTAATTGATTTAATATATTCAAGAATTTTTTTTCCATTTTCATCCTTAAATACACCTGCAAAAATTTTATTAAGATTACGTTCTTCTTCGTCTGTTCTAACGTAACCATCAATAGATTGTGCAGGGATTGGTTTTTTTTGTTTAAGTCCATCCCAACTCATTATTCTGGTACTTCTCCTTCATTAGGGGCAGTTTGTAATTGACTTATCTGTTGTACTATTTGCTGTTGTTCTCCTTCATCACGAATAAGTTTTTCTGGTAAATTCATTTTTTCAGCTAAATATTTTGCAGTTTCATTTTGATTTACAATTACATTAATCATTTGTGGGCCAAAAGTACCTGCAATAATTTCGTTAAATCTATTTACATCAGAAACATCTTGCATGTGTTGAGCTTGGGCTAATGGTGATCTAGCTCCTATTTTAACTTCTCTACCATTAACTTTAGGTAATTCTATTCTACCTTGTTTAGATAATATTCTAATTATTCTTTTTAATAATGGATGTATAAATTCAGATTGTAATCTTCCAAAAGAAGAACCTATCTGTCTTGATAAATCTGCCATTCTTTCAGAAACTTCTGTTGCTGTCATTGGAGTTCCTTCTGGTCTTCCAAGAGCTTCCATGTATAAAGCTTTTTTAATATTCTGCCTCATATCATTTAATACTAACTGAGCTACATCAAAGTTAGATGCAGATTGTATAGCATTTAATCCTCTTGATCCTGGTGCTACTGGTATTAATGAACCAGGTACTAATGCAATATTATCTGGATTAATTACACCATCATCTTCATAAGTATAAACTC